CATTGTCACGTACAGGTATAAGTTTTCCTTTTACTACACTCATACGCCGCCTGTGGTATCATTTGCTTGTTGTTTCTCTGCTAGCAATTCTTCTCTAGTTTGAACAATTTTGCCACCGGGGCCTAATTTGTCACCTCGAGCATTAACACGCATATTGCCCACAGCAATAGTCATTTCGTTTTGGTTAATTAGTTTACCCATATCAATTTCTTTACCTTGCATTGTACGATAAACTTTTTTTGGTTGTTCTTTCATTGCCATATTAATCTCCTGGATTATGATATTACTTATCTCAAGAATTCCTGCCAGTCTAAATTATATTTTATACTGTCAATTCTATGTACGCCTATTAAAAATAGCACGTAACTAGCCACACTACTGCCCCGACCAACACCCCAAACGGTATTATTAGCTTGGCAAGTGTCTACAAAGTATTTTAACCACCGTAATAAATCTATCATATTGCGTTCTTTAAACGCGGCCAGTTCCTCAGTTACTCTAGAGTGTTGAGGATCCCACGGTGGTGTTTGTTTCCATATCCATGCTTCGATGTCCAGTGTTTTGTATTCATTGGGCATAAACCAATTGCTTTGGCAAGCTGAATCATAATCACTTACCTCAAAGTGAGTTTCGTAAGGTTCAAGAAATTTGAAACCAAGTTCAGTTTCTAATTGTTTGATAGACTCTGTTCGTTCAACAAGCATGGTGTCGTTGACATTGAATTGATGGCTTTGATACAAGGCATCAAATAGGTCTTGTTCTGAAAATATAGGATTGGAATACTTGTCTAGGCGCATAGCCTATAGTTTAACTGAGTTTAATTAAACTGTCAAGGTTTTTATCTTTCATTTGTTCTTCGATTATTCGGCGATTTCGATCACTGAGTTCGATACGTAACTCGTCTAAGATATTGGCAATTTGTCTTTGAATATCTGGATTGCGTGTCATAAAATACTTTTTGGTAAGATCATTTATCTTATTGTGTATTTCTTGATCCTTCAATCCAGACAGTTCATTAACTAATGGATGCATTAGTTATATTCGCCAATATATCGCATGTACACGTTTGCGCCAGCATCACGTGTCCAGGCTTCGATAACTTTTGGGTTATCACCGGTCAATGCGGTAATTGCAGTTGTCACCGATGTATTCGATCCACCACCAGTTGGATTAAATGAAACACTTGGAGGACTGGTGTAACCGTCACCGTAGTTAGTAACAACTATTCCGCCAACTCCGAATCCCATTATCACTCGGGCGCCAAAACCAATACCAACAATTGGACTAGTAGAATAAGATGTTGTGCCCAATGGCAATGGCAGGGTTCCGCCTGAGCTGACAATCAGGCCACCGATCGGGCCTGTCAATGTACCGTCACTGTAAGTAACTGTTACACCGGTAGCAGTTGCCTGTGCTGTTGCACTCATAGTAATTGTGCCGCCTGACTCACTGAATGAGTTTACTGTAGTCCCAACTGGAATACCTGCACCAGTAAGAGCTACACCAGCCGCAATGTTTCTAAAATCCGTTACGTTTGTCAAGTTGGCCTGCCCGTTAGTGGTATTAGCAAGTAATGTTAGATTCAATGCGCTGACTTGTAAAATAATTCCAGAATTTGCATTGATGATAATTTGATCGTTTAGTTTATAACTGTTACCAGAGTAACCGCCAACAATTGTGGCACTTACGCAAGTATAAGTAGCTGTTCCGGTTGCTTGTGTACCGTTTGTTTGCAAACCACCACCGCTGAATACCACAGTTGCCGCACTGGTATAACCTGAACCGGGACTGCCAACCACTGCGGTAGCTAAACTTTCTCCACCAACTGTGATGCCTCTGGTGCTTGAACTATTTGGTAATGTTGGGAACGCCGTGTCATAACGTAGTGTACCTGCATTTTCTGTTGAAAAACTGGGAATACGAACAGCAGTTTGGTCGCTATAAAGCATCATACGCACAGCCGCATATTTGCCAGTGGTTGGCCAATTTTTAAATGTAAGTGTAGCGTTGGTAGCAAGTGTTACACTTTGCAATGGGCCATTGGTTAAACTAATATCAGTGTTGGTAACAATGGTACCTAAATCCAATGCCACGCCATAAAATGTTTTAATAACAGCATTTGATAACGTGTTCTGTCCAAAATCGTTAGCGGAATTTTTGAATGCCGCATTGTTTTGTAACGCAGTAATTTCTGTACTGGCTTGTCCTAAGCCAGTCTTAATTGTACCAAAGTTATCTCTAAAACCTTGGCTGTTGTTGTCCTGCCCTGCAACAGGGTATGTGGCATCTACTGAGCCAAAGTTGATTAAACTTGCGGTTGGGTTTGACATACTTTCATCCTATATATTTACTGTGTATTTATCGTTCGTTACACTATGCTACTGTGATTTTTAAACACTAGATATTTATCGTTAGAATATCCAGTGACTGAATCTATGATATAGCGATCTGCGGTATAATCCAGCAATTTGAAGTCAAAACCGCTATATTTGATATTAATAATAATATCATCTGCTTTTCCTGGCAAACAATAGCACAGGGGCACAGCAAGTTTAAACCCCAACTGCAACTTTTCACCAGGCTGTATACTGCGCATCCATAAGGGCAAGTAGTTTCTTTCAGTAGTTCCAGTGTCTGCCAAATTATTTCGCCAGTTGGATATGCTGTTAATATAGTGTTTTTTTGGCGCAGTATCTGAAATATTGTATGCTGTGCTGTCTATAGTTATGTTATTGATTGGACGATCCAGCCAACTTTCTGCTAATTCCATAGCTGTTATTCCAGCAGGATCCACTGGACTTGCCCAAATCTCGTTGCTTATATCTCCAGTCAATTTATACTGATCTCGTGCATTGTTAGTAATTGTTTGGCCAGGAGCGATACCATTAATTTCTAAAGGATCTATCATTTCAATATAAACAATTTCGTATGTTATTGCGCTGTCTTTAATAGCAACTGCTTTTTTAATGGATCCAAATTGAAAACGTTTACGTTTGTTATTCAGTCCCATTGCACCCAAAAATTTAGCGGCCTCGCTAGTTTCTATTCCAGAATAGATTAACATTCCTAAATCTCTTTTGACTCCAAAATTTGAATCTCCCGGACGGAAAATACTTGTGCTGGTGAATATATCAGTGTCTGTGATAAACTGCTTAAACACAGTTCTTTGCGGAATACTTAATAAAGGCTGAGTTCGAATATTACTGTATAATTTTTGATTTGGTGTAGTAACTTTAATAAAAAATTCTTTTGTACTGTCTGCAAATCCATACTGATCTTTAACCAACACAGTAAACTTATATGATCTGTCAAAAGTAGTTGTGCCGCTGTCTATGCTAAACAAACTATTTTGTGAATCAAACAATATTAATCCACGTACACCAATGATATCATATTGATGGCCCTTGTCAATTGTTGTAAACCTGTTGTCCAAGGTTAATGCGTCGTTGTCTATAGAAATTTCTCTACTGATGTTTGCAACACCAAATTGATTAACTTTGCCAGTGATTTCGCCATCGCTGGATAATATCAAACCTGGAGGTAAACTTCCAGAACTAATGGTATAAATTAAATTTGAATTTAAACTTGAACTGGCTGATACTGAAAGATCCGATACAAAATTAGCAGATATTTCTCCAAGATTGTACGGACTGTTCCAAGTGATATTATTATCAATCTCTCCAATCACACGTATTGTAAATGTTCTACTTGTTACTGCGGGCTGTACATCTTCTCCGGTACGGGATGCAGTAACAGTAAACGTATAAGATTTAGCAATGGATGTTTGGAATGGAATACGTCCTGCAATATACACAGTGGAGTCAACGGGGTTGAATGTTAAACCCGGAGGCAAATTGTTTACATTGTTTATTGTAAAGACGATAGGAAAACTATCAACAATTTCTAAACATTCAAGAGCAAACATAACGTAATTATCTGCTCTACAAACGCCAAGATTGCTGTTAGTTAACCAAATGGGTTCTTGTAAGAATGTGACGTCTGCGGTAAACAGTTCTGAATCGTCTGTAATTTGTGTATAGTCAGCATGAAAGCTGTCTTCACCTATTACAAAAATTGCAAATTTTCGTTTGACAATAACACTGCCAGTCGAAACGCTTACTAAAAATTCATAAGTTTGATTTAAATTTCTAGGAGTTCTTGTGGGAGTGCTGTAATCAAAATCAGTTGTGTCAAAAATATAGCTGTCATATCCGCTGGTACTTCTTAAACCAAAGTCAAAATATGATGTGTCATAAAAGCTGTTATCATAAGTGCCGTCTCCAGATGTTCTAACATCCACATTGGCCACAGTTTCGACCAAGCCAGTAAGTTTGCCATTGGGCAATAGTGTTACGCCCGGCGGCAACTTTCCGTCTCCTGAAGATATAAAATAAGTTAAGGCTTCTCCATCTGGATCAAATGCACTCAATTGATAATCAATTACTGATTTTCCTACAGCGAATTTTTGACCGTATCGCCCAACTGGCAACAAGCCTGCTGGAGTAACTATAGTGGGAAGTTGTCCGCCATTGACTATTATATTAAATGTTCTGTCGGAAATATCAGTACCCAACTGCGCACGTACACAAAATATAAATGTAGTAGTTCTAGCAACATTATAAGGATTGCCTGCAATAAACGCCCCGTTGACTTTTAAACCTTCTGGTAATTTTCCTGAAATCAGTCTAAAGGTAATACCAGTTAAATTTCCTGTAGTTGGCAGAGGTATATTTACAACCACACGTTCTTGGAATGTTCCTGTGTCAAATGTAGTGGTTCGGCCGTCGAAGGATGTTCTTGCAGTGTCTAACGCAAGATTTCCAGTAAGTCCTGAAATACCAGGTAACGTGTATCCAGAGGGTTTTGTCCAAACATTAAGCATTTTTTAATTCCGGCGACTTAGACAATTAAATTATGCCAAAGTCTAAATTATTATTAACCAACGGTCCTAGGCCTGGTGATGTGTAACCCATGTCCAGATCTATGGTGTTGTAATTTCCAATGATAACTCCCATGTCAATATTAAAACTGTTTGTTTGAACCATCATGCTAAAAATAGCGTCCATGACATCAACACGAATACCATAAACTGTGGTTTGTACATCGCCAGTTCCTACGGTATCAATTAATCTATAGCCATTGATATTTAAATCGCCGCCCAACACAGGTGCTGGGTCATTGACAACACCGGCTGAACTTTTTAAGTCAATTGTGTTTGTGCCTGGAATAATATTAATACTGTTATCGCTACTGGTTATACTTTTAAATTCTGCGGTGGTGTCGTTTTTATTTTTAAAAACTCCAATGGTAGAACTAATGACTGTGCCGTCAGCAGTGCCATATACTCCGGGATCTGTGGGATAGCGTAATGTAATTTGTGTCTGCGAACTGGCAGTACAAATCCAGTGCCCATTATACAAGGGATTAGTATTGCCAGTTAGATAGAAATACTGATTGGTGACAGGTACCACACTTTGCTGGCTGATAATCAGTGTTACCAAATATGGACCAGTACCAGTTTTAGTTAAAAAACGGTTAACAACAATGGTGTTTACACCCAAGTTTGATGCTTGAGAAATTGGAATGTCAGTTCCAAGCAAACTGAAGTTTTCGTTAACTTTTTTAAATGCACCACGCAAGTCATCACCTGACCCATCGTTTGCATAGCTTCCTACATTAATTGTTTGAATTGGCATGTTTGCGCTCTCTTTAGTATATTTACCGTATTTTAATAACTGCCGGTCAACGCCGCACGTTTCCAAGTGTCAGTTGCTGTGCAGATATAGATATAGTTAGCATCCCAAGTGATTTGCCCAGCAGTACCGGTAGCAGTGGCCGTTTTGGTTCCGTTAGGAACAGTGCCTAATGCTGTATACAATTCGGTAAAGTTTGCATTTACTTTTGTAAAAGCCGTGCGCAACGGGTCACCGTTCTTGGCATTGGCCGCAGTGCCAGTGTTAATTACTTGTTTAGCCATTATACTCTCCCTACAGCAACTTGGATAATTCCAGCTTCGCCGTTGTCTTTGTCTTCCAGTGCTTTACCAATAATGCTACCTAGTTTTGGATCTGTAGCTCGCACAGCATAACCCGGTGTACTGGATGTTGTCAGCATGTCGCCTTTCTTCACACGACCCACTACCTTACATGGCACACGACCTGCCAATGCTAAACAAACACGCATGCCAGTTTGTGCATCGTTCATCACGTATGCTGGATTGGTTGTTACAACACCTGCTGAACGTGTGTCGTTCATTTCACCAGTGGTAGTAACTTCTTTGTCTCCACCAAACACCAACACAGTACCTGGTTCGTATTCCTGATCACCTTCATAATATTCTGCCAAGTCAGCATAGGTAGCTTGTAGTTTACTTGCACCACTTAAAGTGTAAGTACCCTGCATTGTACAACCAGTAGCATCTGCGCCTGTTGATATAGTGGCCACTTTCAAAGTAACCAAACTTGCATCAAGCAAACTACTGGCCGCAAATTGCCACTGTCCGGTAATTGTACCTGCTGTGCCCGATGCACCAGTTGTTAAAGTCTTACTTTGTAGTGTAGCACCTGTTTGACTAAAATCGCTTGTACCGTAGAATGTATTGGTAGAACTTGAAGTTCCCACAGCAGTTAAGAATTTAAAGTTACCTGGTGTATAAAATTCCAACGTTGTACTAGCAACTTGTAAAATGTTGCCACTTGTAGGTAACGAACTTATTTTAATACCTTTAACATCAACAACACCGCCACTGTCTGTTTGTACCAACATGTTGTTAGCACCGGTAGCAGTGATACCAATAACTCCGTATGCTTTGACACCAGTTCTAATAACAGCACCAGTTGAAGTTGCCAGTGTACCAGTACCACCAACTGGTATTGTAGTGCTATTTCCAGTTGATGAAATATCTTGATTACGTATACCATCACCGTTGGCCACCATGGCCTGTGTAGTGGTAACACTGACTGCCGCAGCCACGCCGCTGATATTGGCCAACACACTGTTACCAGTAATCCATTGCAACTTAGTTGATGGAACACCAGTTGACGTACTGGTTGAAGTTTGTAATGTTACCCAGCCGTCAGTAACAGTAAATTGACTACTGTCGTATTGACTTACACCAGTTGCGGCTTGTAGTGCGTCTATATCAATAGCAGTACCGGTGCCGCCACCAATTGTAAATGCTTGGAAAATTGTACCAGCAGTTCCAGCAGTAGCACCTGCCCATAAAGCAGTTCCTGGTGCAGTCCAGTTTGTAGTTCCCACTGTAGCAATTCTGTAACGTTTTCCTACAACAAAACTTCCTGCGGTAACTGTTACCAATGTCGGAACAGCACTAATTGTAGCAGTGGCCAAGTTCATTCCCAACTTGCTTTGTGCAATGGCCGCTGTTGCGCTGACCTTGCCGTCATTCACAGCACCGTTGCGGGTAAATGCTAATCTACCGCTTGGTGTTGTGTTATAAACCGCACTCATTGAAACTACACTGGCATTGATACTTCCGGTTACAACTTGGCTTCCAGTATATCCAGTACCACTAACGATCATTCCAGGAATAATGCCAGTTGAACTGTTTAATGTCAATAAGAAAACACTTCCGCCTGTACATGTTGATACTTGTGGAATATTAATCAAGTATGTTCCAGCTCCGCCAGTGCCAGTAACTGAGGTAGTTGTTAATCCAGTATCAACAATATATGTTCCTGCTGTTACAGTACCACCAGTTAACATCATACCCTTTTGTACTGTGACTGTTGGACTTCCAGAAACAGTCAATATATTTCCACTAATGGTGGCACTAAATGTTCCAGTAGCCGCAGTACCACCACTAACATAGGTTGCATATACAACAGCACCTTGAATTGTACTAGTTAATGTGATGCCGTCCCAGTTTATGGTTAAATCACCAGCTTTATCAAATGCCGCATTTGTCCATGCGCCTGACTGTAAGTTGTTATTAGCGTTGGTGAATCCCCAAACAGCAATTTGATTTTGTGCAACATTAAATTGCATACTTGATGCAGTATCTTTTAATTTAAAGAAACTGTCACGAGCATTAACAACGTTATCAACATACAGTTTGTTAGTGGCATCAGAATTTAAAATTGGCAAGCCCATGCTACCAACTGTAAAGCCTCCCATTGACATATTGCCCTTCATTGGCAACTGCCCACTTAGGTTCATGTAACCAGAACCAATCAACGCTGTGGCAGGAGTTGTAGCACCTGAGTGTTGTACACCCAGCCTGTTGTCAATGTATCCACGTACCGCACTCTGCGTTGGCACAGTATCTGAAGCATCGTTGGTCATTGACGAGTCAGTTGAAAATTCACTAACTGTAACACCACGTTTAAATCCTAGTCCGTCCAAGTTGCTCAACGCAATTGAAGCTGAGAATGTAACTGTACCAGTACCTTGGTCAACTGTAAAGAATCTGCCCACACGGAAGATACCGTTTTGGTCAGTGGTTACATAGAACACACGACCAACTGTTTCTTCAAGCACTTCGTTTGTTTGGTCTGCCTTCTGATACGGGTTACCAAAAATTTGATATGGATAGTTGGTAGTGTTATAACCGCCTGTACCAATGTCCAACAAGTCATGTGCTGAACAACGAG